GATATTTATTGCCAGCAGGAAACTGCTGGCATTTTTTTTCTATATTTATTACAAATAAACAACACAAGATATGGCCGAACAAATAGTATCTCCGGGAGTATTTCAAAGAGAAACCGATCAATCATTCATAACACCTGCTCCTGTTGAAGTAGGTGCAGCAATTGTTGGCCCAACAGTAAAAGGTCCTGTAGAAAGACCAACTGTTGTAACTTCATTTGCTGACTATAAAAATAAATTCGGAACAACATTTGTTTCTGCTTCCGAAAACTTAGAATTCTTTACTTCTATTGCAGTACAAAAATACTTTGCTAATGGAGGTAATAGTATGTTAGTTACAAGAGTAGCTAGTGGTTCTCATACATCTGCTGCTAGTACTGATATTAAATCAAATATAGATGGCTCTAGTGCAGCAAAAGCTATAGGGCAATTAACCTTTGCAAATAACTTTTTTGAAGATGAAGGTGATGAACTACAAATTACTGTAGATAGCACTGAATTCAGATTTATAGCTTCTGATCCCACAGCTATACCAGCAGATAATTCTCCTATATTTTTCGTAGCTACTGGTTCTGATGCTGAAACTGCTATTGATGCATTAGTAACAAAAATCAATGCATCATCAGTAGGAGTCACAGTTAATGATGGTGCTACATTCTTAGGAATTTCAGCCTCTATTGCAGGTACTGCTGGCAATAGTATTGCAATACAAACTGGTTCAGGTACCTCAGGTGATATTACCTCAAATGTAACTGCGGCTGCATTAACTGGAGGTACTGATGGCAGTGGTGTTAAATCATTTACTTTAAAAACTATTGGTCAAGGTATAACTCTTAATGGTACTTCAGGCACTTCAGATGCTGGAGAACATTTTAGTGATGGTTCATTAAAATCTGGCTCTATAGATAACTTAAGATGGGAAGTAAGTGGTGTAAATACAACAGCTGGTACTTTTAATCTTACTATTAGAAGAGGTGATGATAATACAAAAAATAAAATCATTTTAGAAACTTATATAGGATGTAGTTTAGATCCTAAATCTGATAATTTTATTTCAAAACTTATAGGCGATCAATTTACAGACACTGTTACTGAAGAAGGACAAACATTTATTAGGGTTCAGGGTGAACACGCTAATAGATCTAAGTTTGTATACGTTCATTCCGTAGATTTACAGACACCCGATTATTTATTAAATAATGGTAGCCAAGGAAAAGATGTAAATGGAATCTTCTATAAACATAGTCTACCAGCAGCAGGGAGTGGTTCATTTGCGGGAGCTACAGGAGCAAATATTCCTACTGATAGAACTTTAAAAACTTTTAAAGATATTAGCAGCACAGATTCACAAGGATTATTAGGAAGTGATTATACTAAAGCACTTAATATCCTTAAAAACACGGATGAATATAGATTTGCTACATTTGCAATTCCAGGAATGTTTAATGAAGCTACTAATCACTCAACCGCAGTAGCGTCTGCTATTGAATTATGTGAAGGTAGAGGAGATGCATTCTATATCGCAGATCTTGTAGGATATAATGCTACTTTAACAACGGTAACAGATGAAGCAGCAGAATTAAATACTAATTTTGCAGGTGCTTATTGGCCATGGGTTCAAGTCCCCTCTACAGAATTAGGTAAAAATGTATTCTGCCCCGCTTCAGTAGTAATGCAAGGTGTCTATGCTGCAAATGATAGAGATGCAGCTCCTTGGTTTGCACCAGCAGGTTTGAATAGAGGTGGACTCCCAGTAGTAAGAACTGAATTTAAACTAAATCAAAAAGTTAGAGATACTTTATATGATAATAAAGTTAACCCAATTGCAACCTTCCCTAACGTAGGTCCAGTTGCATATGGTCAAAAAACATTGCAAACTAAAGCAAGCGCTTTAGACCGTATTAATGTTAGAAGATTATTAATTTCATTAAAGAATTTTATAGGTGATACTTCTAAAACTTTAGTATTTGAACAAAATACAACAGTTACTAGAAACAGGTTCTTAAACGCTGTTACACCATTCTTAGAATCAGTACAGCAAAGACAAGGTTTATTCGCATTTAGAGTAGTAATGGACGAATCTAACAATACTGCTGAAGCAATTGATAGAAACCAATTAGTAGGACAAATTTTCCTACAACCCACTAAAACAGCTGAATTTATAATACTTGATTACACCATTCAGCCAACAGGTGCAACATTTAACGACTAAAGATTCAGCTTTAACATATTTATAACAAAACAACAAGACAATGGCAATATTAAGTTCAGCAGATATGTTCTACACAGCTTACGAACCTAAGCTACAGAATAGATTCATATTTTATATAGACGGTATTCCTGCTTACCTGGTCAAATCAGCAGATAAACCAAAATACACTGCAGAAGAAGTAGTTCTTGATCACATCAACGTTAAGAGAAAAGTTAAGGGTAAGTCCGATTGGTCTCCTATCTCTTGTACCCTGTATGATCCAGTAACTCCTTCAGGAGCCCAAGCAGTGATGGAATGGGTTCGCCTCCATCACGAATCAGTCACTGGTAGAGATGGTTATTCTGATTTTTATAAAAAAGACATTAGATTTAACACATTAGGACCAGTAGGTGACGTTGTTGAAGAATGGATTTGTAAAGGCGCATATGTTACTAGTGCTGAATTTGGATCAGGTGATTGGACTTCTTCATCACCAATGGAAATTAGCTTGACAATTGCTATGGATTATGCAATCTTAAACTACTAAGATTCTTAACATAAATAAATTAAGAGGTGCGCAAGCACCTCTTTTTTTTACATATGTATATGCAAACATACAAGTTGTAATATGGAAAATAAATCATTATTCCCCACTGAAGAAGTTACATTACCTTCAAAAGGGTTAATTTACCCCAAAGAAAGCCCACTATCTAGTGGTACCCTCGAGATGAAATACATGACTGCTCGAGAAGAGGATATCCTTACTAATGAATCTTACATTAAAAACGGAACAGTAATTGATAAATTACTTAAAGCCCTAATAGTTACTCCTATTAACTATAATGACCTATTAATAGGCGATAAAAATGCCATTATGGTTGCTGCTAGAGTATTAGGGTATGGTAAAGAATATACGTTTGATTTCGAAGATGAAACCCATACAATTGATTTAACTACAATTAACGATAAAGAATTAGACGAAAAACACATTATTACACCAGGTAAAAATGAATTTGGGTTTACTTTACCTCTTCTTAAAAAAGAAATTACATTTAAAATTTTGACTCATGGTGATGAAAAGAAAATTAAAAGTGAGTTAGAGGGCCTTAAAAAAGTAGAAAAAACTAGTCGTGATCTAACTACCCGATTAAAACATATGATTTTATCTGTAGATGGTGATTACGATAGAAAAACAGTAAGAGAATTTGTAGATAACAATTTATTAGCAAGAGACTCTAGAGCATTAAGATCTTATATCAAAGAAATCCAGCCTGATGTAGATTTAACAATTGATCTTGAAACCGAAGCTGGAGACGTAAAAGGGGGCGTTAAAATCCCTATAGGGATTACGTTTTTTTGGCCTGACTCCGACTTATAAAAAACAAATTTACCAGGAAGTCCATGACCTAGTTTATTATGGTAATGGAGGTTTTATATATTCTGAGGTATACCAAATGCCAGTTCATTTAAGGAGGTACCATATCCGTAAAATAGATGTAGTACATAAAAAACAAAATGAAGCCATTAAAAAGGCTCAAGAAAGTAATACTACAACTCCTTCTATTCCTAAGGCACCAAGCATTAATAAAGGCTAACCTTTTTAATATTTATAATAAACACCCCCAATAAGTTAGCATGGCAGACGAAACATTTAATGAAGCAAATGAGGCCGCAGATAATCTGCGAGATGCATTTAGCGATCTTTATATACTTCTTGATGATTTAGCTAAGAGTCTAAGTACCTCATCAAAATTAACTAATGACTTGGCTGATAATATGTTAAGAACTGCAGAAAATACTGAAAAAGCCAAAGAAGCTACTGAAGATTTAAAAGATGATATTGATAAAGCAACTAAGGCTCAAGAAAAACAAAATAAAAGATTAAAACTTCAAAACCAACTAGTTGCTGCTGGTAAAGGTAGTTTACTTGCTATAGTTCAAGCAATTCAAGATGCTGATAAGCAAACCACAGAACTTGTTAGATCTTTAGCACTTTCAAAGGGGGAAGCAATTCAACTAAAACAAGAATTCACAGATGCCGCTTTCCGGCTGAATGATATAGCTATTACTTCTAAAAAATTAATTGAAGCTAATAATCAGCTAAATAATGCATATGGAACCGCATTTAGATTTAATACTAGAACATTAGCTACATTCTCAAAACTAACTAAAATAGTTGGAATAACAGAGGAATCAGCAACTAACTTAGCATTTGCCGCCCAACAATCAGGTCAAAGCTTTAGAGCTGTAGAAGAAAACATATTAGGTGCTTCTCGTAACTTACAAAAACAAGTAGGTGTAGCTTTAGATAGTAAAAATATATTAGAAAGCACAGGTAAAATTACAGGTCAAATAAGAGCTAACTTCAAAAACAATCCAGTAGAAATTGCTAAAGCAGTAACCCAGGCTAAATTATTGGGTACTGAATTAGAAAAACTCTCAGCAGCTGGTAGGACTCTTCTTGATTTTGAATCAAGTATAGAAAAAGAACTTGAAGCCGAACTTTTAACAGGTAAACAGTTAAATTTAGAAAAAGCAAGATCAGCTGCTTTAGCAGGTGATGAATTAACATTAGGTGCAGAATTAGCTAAAAACATAGGAACACAAGCTGAGTTCTTAGATATGAATGTTTTAGAAAGGGAAAAACTAGCAGCAGCAGTAGGTCTTGAAGCAGACCAAGTAGCAGATATGTTATTCGCCCAAGAAACTATGGGTATGAATGCTAGGCAATTAAGAGCTATAGGAAAAGGGCAGTTAGCAGATAGAGTAGAAGAACTAAGCTTACAAGATAAACTGCAAGCGGCACAAGAAAAATTCCAAGATTCTCTACAACAATTAGCCATACGATTAACCCCAATAGTTGAAGGCTTTGCTAGTGTACTAGAATCTATCGCTAATAGTGGACCAATGATGTCAGCACTAGTAACAGCAGCTGGTGCACTAGCAACAATCAGTATAGCTTCTTCTATAGCAAATATTTTTTCAGCAGGAGCTAAAGGAGGTCTTCTAGGATTAGGTGTAGCAGCAGCTGCTGTTATAGGCATGATGAGTATGATAAGTAATGCATCATCAACAGTTGCAAACCTTGCTGAAGGTGGTGTTGTAATGCCTAGAGCAGGCGGTACTATAGCACGTATAGGTGAAGCAGGCCAACCAGAAGCTGTAATCCCACTAAATAGAGCTAGACAAATGGGGTTCGGTGATACTCAAACTAATACCCAACCAATAATAATACAAAATAACTGGGATGCATTTGCTGCATCTAATGGTAATGGTCGTAGAGGATTAGGAGGAACTCAAGCACTCCAAGCAAGTCCTACATTTGCATAATATTTATAACAAAACAACACAATTATGGCACTTAAAGATTTAAAATCAATTCACGATTTAGTCCAAGGAGATGGTCCCGTAGGAGAAATGACAGGCCAAACTGGTCCTAATTTCCCAATAACAGGCCCCAAAACTGAAAGAGGTGCATATCCATTTAGTGTCCCTAATAATTCAAACCTCCATGCAGGCCCATTAGCAGACCAAGCTGGTAAATCATTATTAGGTTCAGCATATCAATATGCTTATGGTGGTGCAGCAGCATCTGTAAATCCATCTACCTTAGACCTAAATGGTATTGCTCCTGATTCTTACCCAATTAACAATGAGACAACATCTCCATTTTTTAACCTAAGGTCTATTCATGATCTAATTCCTGGAAATGTAAAACCTATAGGATCATTTGATGGGATAACTCCATCTTTATATACTGATAACTTACCCGACTAAATAACCCATGGGGATAACTTTAAAGGGTATACTAGAGGCAGCCGAAGAAACCGGTCAAAATCCTGATGGGTCAAATTTTAATCAACGATCGTTAGGATATGGAGATAGTAAACCTTTAATTGTAAAACAATTACCAGGGGTTAATCAAACTAAAATCCTAGACAGTCAGGGAGCTCAATTAATAAACGAGGTTAGCGACAATTTTATCAGAGGTGGGACTATAGGGGCCACAGAAGCAGCTATTACCGATGTAGCTAGATTAGGTAAAGTTTTATTATCCCCTAATGGTATATCATGGACAGCATCTCAAGTAGCTCTTTCAAAAACTAACCCTACATTCTATGCTAATGATAATCCTATCGCAGGGGGTGCAAATAATAGAGTAACATCCCCCGCCCATGTCATAGGCACAGCAGGTACGGGTGCTGCGGGTATTAGGTTTAGAAGGGATAGAATATTAGATTTAAAAAGAGAATCAGGATATAATTACGAACCTAAAAGAGGAGGTCCTAAATATGAATCTAACTTTCTTAGGGCTATAAAATCAGGGGTAGAAGAAATTTCTGATAATACATTATATGGCGCTTATAATAAAATAGTTAGCAAAGGTAAATTAGGGATTATTAAAGAATATAAAGGTGGCCCTCACTCAACTTTTGGTATAGGTGATACTACTATAAAACAATATATAAGTAATCCTTTTAATGATATTGGCGAGAATGGTGGGTATCTCCCCCTATTTAATCAAGGACTATTTGACCTTAGACAAGGTCCTAACCCTACAAAAACTGACGCAGGGTCTGCAACTTACACAGATTATAGATCAAGAACTAATAGACCCAATAATGTTACCCAAACTCGAATTGGATTATATAACTTAGGAGATCCTGGGGCAACATCCGAAGAAATAAGAAATGGAGCCTATAATGTACCAGTAGAGGATGTAGAGGGTGCTATAGATAAAATCACCCAAACAGGAATATTCTCTAGGAAAAACTTTAATAGGGAAGATAATAATCCTGAATTAAAGGACTACATTAAATTTAGGATCGCTGTTGTAAACACTGAAGAACCCATAAAGGACAATGTTATACAGTTTAGAGCCCTTTTAGATAGCATGTCTGATAACTATACTGGCAATTGGAATAGTTACAAATACAATGGTAGAGCTGAAGAATTTTACACTTATGCAGGTTTCCAAAGGGGAATCAACTTTAGTTTCAAAATCCATACTCAAACTAGACACGAACAAGGACCACTTTGGAATAAGCTAAATTACTTAGTAGCCCAAACTGCACCTGAATACAAAAACAATAGGATGAGAGGAGTATTTTCTCGATTAACTATAGGTGATTGGATAAGTGAAATCCCTGGGTTTTTTACTAGTGTAGGGTTGAGTTGGGCTACCTCATATCCCTGGGAAATCCAACAAGACCCCGAAGGTTTAGACAGCGATGTAAAGCAATACCCTCATGTCCTAGATGTCTCTTGTGCTTTCCAACCAATACACAACTTTGCCCCATCAAATTCTACTACTACACCATTTATAATTGCTGAAGCATAATGAGACGCTATAATAACATATCAATAGTAAGAGGTATAAATAATAAAAGAAGATACCTAAGTACAGTTTTACCTGAGGTACCTTTAAGCGCAGATGATTCTTACATTATCACCCAAGATGGTGATAGGTTAGATAACCTTAGTTTTGAATTTTATAACGATCCCCAATTTTGGTGGGTAATAGCAGCTGCTAACCCTAATAAATTAAAGAAAGATAGCTACTATGTAGCATTAGGCGAACAAATAAGAATACCAGTGGATCCTATACAATATATAAATACATTCACTAGTTTTAATAATAACGGTAGATGAGTATTTTTAAAGATACTTTTAGAGATTATGTAAGAGACCAATTATCAATTAGAGAAAAACTAATTGAAATAGGAAACCTTACTGATAATAACCCTTTAACTAATAGAAGGCAGATAAATGATATTTTCCTGCAAAGTGGTAAAAAAGCTTCACTTTCACCTGATAGCTATTATCAATACACTTTAAATAAACAATGTGGTATTAGACTTACCTCATTAGTGGATTATGTTGAAGATGTTAATTTAGGACTTAGTAATTTTACTAACCTTCAAGGCCCTGCTTTAAGCGAAAGGTTTATTTTAGAAGGAGGTACATTAGGGAGAGGCAGATCAAAATCTGACCTTAGGGGTGGTATTGGTGATTTTAACTCAGCTTATGGTGATCCATTTATAGCTTCAGACGCTAGTTCAGATGGATTTGGTGTAGTCCCTATGCCTGGTATAATTGATACCCAGGTAAGAACTAAATCAGCTTATGGATCGTTAAGAGAAGCTAAGGTTAATTTTGAGTGCCATAATAGAAGACAATTAGAGGTCTTAGAAATGTTATACATGAGACCTGGATATGTTGTTTTACTTGAGTGGGGATCAACCCCTTACATTAATAATAGGGGAACCGTAGTTAAAGACTTAAGATTAGTAGAAAGCGAAGAACCTATATATACTAACAATATAACCCAAACAAGTCTTTATAATGCTATTAATAGACTAAAAGAAGAATCATGTGGTAATTATGATGGGTTTTTAGGTTTTATTAAAAACTTTGGCTTCCAGGCTCGTGAAGATGGGGGATTTTCCTGCTATACAGAATTAATTACCATTGGTGAGGTTATAGAGGGTTTAAAACCTCCAAGCATATCTCCATTTAGCCCAATATTCCTTAGCCCTAAAGCAGAAGATATCCCCGCAGAGTTACTGGTCCCAAGCCCTATTAGAGATAGTGCTGGGCGATCTGAACTCGTTACTCAACAACAAGTAGAGATTGAAAGACAAACAGGTATCAAAACCTCTAGATATCAAGAAGCTTTAGATATAAAATTAATCCCTGAATATAATGGTTTAGAGGGGGTAACCAAAGCTTTAAAAACATATACTTCATTTAATCAATTTACCCTAGGAAATCCTGGTCCTGATAGTGATAGAGGGAGAAGTAACAACCTTAGCACTTTAAGGAATGGCCCTGATGGTAGGAACTTAAGTCCTATATCTAGGAGAGAACTAGATATTATATTCCCTGAACTAACTGAATACTATTCAGCCGAAGCTGCTAGAAACCCTGATTCAGGTATTCCCCCCGAAGAAAGAGAAAGACTTGATTATTTCGAAGACCAATCCGGGGAAACAAGAGAAGGAAGATCTAGACTTCAAAATGAAGGTCATGACCGTATAAATCAACTTGTAGAAAGAAAAAGAATGTTAGAAGGTCTTCTTAGAACCAGATCATTTAACATTGAAAATACTCTATTAAGTACTTTAGGATTAAATTCCCGTAAAGAATTACGGAATTTTATAATCCCTAGAGGTGGTCTTACTAAAGAAACCACAAACTTTAGGGGAAACGTTCTCCGAGATGGCACAGTTGAAACCCCCATCTTTAGAAATGATCAACCTTTTATTAGATGGGATGCTTTAGTAATTTTAATTAATAATGCTTTAATCCCACAAAATGAAAACCAAAAATCTCCTATAAACCTAACTACAGAAAGGATATATGATTTAGGAAAAGATTCTGATGGAAAATATAGATACCGATTAGACGCATTAAGGTATGCTCCTATTACTGAAATAGGACCTGATGATAAAAATAGAATTATTTATGATTTTTCTTCGGATCCTAATACGTGTATACTACCTTCTCAATTTTTTAATGTCCCCCCATTATTCATTGAAGAGCAGTTAGGGTATACCCCTAACCTTTTTGCCCTTCCTGACACTTACGCTGAAGCCTTATATGGTAAACAACCCACCGAGGGTTTACCCCTCAGTCAACTAGAAGCTAGCAGTAGAATAGGAAGCATATTTTTAAACATCAATATGATTGATGACATTGCATCCAAAAATAATAATAACCCTAATTATACTTTAGGTAATTTTATTACTGATATTTGGGATGAAGTAAATAAAGCATGCCCTAACCATAATTTTGTGCTAACAGACGATAAAGAAGCAAACACTTTATTTATAATAGACCTTCCTATAGATAAAGATACTTTACCACCACCTCCACAATTACATGAATTTACTCCATTTAGCAATAAAACTATCCTCCGTAATTTTAGTTATACTAGCAATGTTCCAAGCGCTTTAACTGCTACTGTAGCTATTCAAGCCCAGGACCCAAGAAGTATTCAAGATATAGATGGGGTAACATTTGCAGCATTTAATAGAGCAATTAAAAACCGCTTATTTAGTATTGACACTGAATCCAATTGGGTTAAAACAGCAGCAGATGTTGAAACCACTGCAAGTGAATATGAAAAAAAGCGTGCTATCCTTAGTGAAGAGCTATCTAATTTTAGATTTAATTTTTTCTACGATCTATCAGCAGAACCTAATGAAAGAGATTATAAGGCAGGAAATATAATAGGTATTCTGAAAGAATACCAGCAAATGACTACATATGTAAGCGAAGCTAAAAATAAGTCTACCAGTTTCGCCTCAGTAATCCCACTAGAATTCAATGCTACATTAGATGGTATTTCAGGGATAGTTATTGGTAATTTATTTAGAGTTGAAGAAAGTAGACTTCCTAGAGCCTATGCTAAATCTGATATAGGATTTATAGTTTTTTCTGAAGAACAAAAAATCACAGCTGGTGGAGATTGGACCACAGATATAAGTGGTAAAATGGTTCTTTTAGACCCTACTCCCCCTAGCGAAAAACTCCCCATAGTCAATATTCCTATAGAGGAAGAAACTATAAGAGACGTAAGCTTTGGATTTTTCCCTAACTATAATGATTATTTCAATCCTTTATCGTAATGGCTTATCTACCAAAAAACAAATATAAAAAATATTACACTAATGGGGGTGAATTTAGATTAGCTAAAGAATCAACCTCTTATGTGGGAGATTATATTGTTACATCTGGGGGAAAAATATATGCTGGAATCAGTCCTGATAGACTTTTGGGCCGCTTAATTCCTTTAAACAAAGTATCTCCCAATGTAGATGATTCTCCCCCTAACAATAAAACATATTCTATTTTAAGGCCAGATTTAGCTAGAAAACAAAATTCTTATATCCCTATTCCTTCTGATCAACCCACACCTACAGCAATTGAATATTCACAAGGTGTTTTTGATCGTTTTATTGTTGTAAGGTTAAACACTAAAGGCTATTTTGAAATATCTAAGGATACTTATACTAACTTCTATAAGCGTAATTACAATAGAGATTTACATAAGACATTCTCAATTCCTTGGTCATTAAAAGAAAATAACACTGAAAACAACTTAAAAACCCTTAGATATTATGAATCTAAGTTACCAGGAATAATAGATTTTTTCCCAAATAAAGGTCAATATGCTCTTAGAAACGGAGTAATTAATATAACACCAAGTTCACGAATATATCCTACGGGTGAAGTTATTCCTAAAATATTACCTGCGGCTTACCAATTAGGAAATGATAAAGTTAATACTATAATTAATCCTAGGGTCCCTAAAAATCAACATTGTAATAATTGTAAATTTAACCAAAACGGACACTGTACTAGGTGGAATGCTCATATTAATAAAAAATATTGGTGTGCGGTATGGAAGCAACTTGGTTCTGAATAATAGATTTCGTATATTTGGGGTATGTACTACCTCATAGAAACACAAGAGCAATTAGAACGGTTCTTTGAAGGTGAGGGTAACGAGTGTTACCTTCAATTTGTTACAAATAACGACGATACTCACCCTAAATTACAATCGCTTTGTGCGTTGTACATTTATTCATTTAGTAGGGAAAAGGGTTTTATGGTTAACTTAAATCACCCAGAGGGGTTTGAGCTTGATTTACCAATGAAGTACTTGCGATCTTATACGAACATATTCGTTAAAGAAAAAACAAAAAGCTTACTATACATCCCTACACTCCCTTATACGGATATACAAAGCATATACTACTTACTAAAAAACGAACCACTACCCTCATTACCAAAAACGGGAACACACACGTTCTATGAGCGCAAATACGGCGCAAATAACGTGAATAAAATAATTCCCCTTGCAAAGCACTACGAGGCGTTGACTAACGAATTTGAGGCGATTTACCCGTATATTCGTAGCTATAAAAGTGAAGAATCAAACAAGTGGTACAACGAAATATTTATACCTACACTAGCCAAAATGGTAGGTGAAGGCTTTAAAATTAACGACACATTCAAACAACACTTTGATATAAATGAAAAATTCAGCGTTCACGACTCCAAAATATACGGATGGTATAATTTTTGCACTACAACAGGACGTCCTACAAACAACTTTAATAGCGTTAATTTCTCAGCTTTAAAGCACGATACAGGCGAGCGAGATGGTTTTGAAGCAGACAACGACATGCTCATTGAAATGGATTTCGAGGGTTATCACCCACGAATTATAGCGCGTTTGTCAGGTGGTGAATTAGATAAAAGCGAATCTGTTCACACACAAATGGCAAAAATGTATTTTGACACTGAAGAGATAGACGCTGAAATGTACAAGCGAAGTAAGGAGCTTACTTTCCAACAAATGTACGGAGGTATAAATAAAAAATACCTTAAACATAAATATTTTAATAAAGCACAACAATTTATTAACGAGTTATGGCGAGAGTTTAACACACAAGGATATGTTAAAACTGTAATTGCGAGGCGCAAGCTTTTAAAAGATAACTATAAAAACATGACTCCCCAGAAGTTATTTAACTACTATATCCAGGCATTTGAGACGGAGTATAATTTTACGATGTTATCAAGGTTGTTTAAATTACTCGAGGGAAAGAAAAGTAAAATCATTTTATATGTGTATGACTCTGTGTTAGTAGATTTTTCGTTGGAGGACGGTAAAGAAACACTTCAAGCGATTAGATCGATAGTTTCGTCTGATTTTCCTGTAAAACTAAAACGCGGCAGTACATACTCTTCTTTAGAGGACCTTTGATATTTATTGTGGAATAACACAATACATATTTAAAATGAACAACAAACTTTATTGTACCTTTCTCCAAGATGAGGGGGTTAATGAAGTTGTAGATAGAATTCTTGAGGAGCACGATATCTTATTTAATAAGATTTTTGTTTTAGTTTCGTTAGATGACCACAAAACTATGTTAACTTATAACATTGATGGTCCTATTTATAACCTTCAGTTACCTAATACTATTTTGGTACACAGGAAAAAGCAAACAAACACGCTATATACTATAAACGCCTTAAATGAGGTAATAAAATATTTGAATGGGGGTGTCTTAGACACTACATACCAAGTTGATTGGACAAAATTCCGTAACAGCCTTCTTTTGACTCGCCCTGGTGGGTTTAAAAAAGTTAGAACTCGTTTAAAAACTATTATCGAAATAGAGTAAAAAGCTCTCTGGTAAAATTTGGATTCACTGACCTGGGTTATTATATTTACCCAAAATTAAAAGGTCATGAATCTAGACGAAATTAGAAAGCGCATGGACCGCTTGCAAAACAAGTCCAACGGCAAGTCAAAATCCGACTACAAAGCCAACTTTTGGAAACCACCTAGCGGTGAGAAATCAGTTATTCGTATTGTGCCCTATAAGCACAACAAGGAAGTACCATTCACTGAATTGTATTTCTACTTCGGCATTGACAAACCCAGAATGATGTCACTCTCAAACTTTGATGAGTCTGACCCAATCTTGGAGTTTGCATCACAACTACGTAAGTCCAATGATGCTGACAACATGGCATTGGCAAAGAAACTTTACCCCAAAATGCGTACGTTCGCACCTGTAATTGTTAGAGGTGAGGAAGATAAAGGTGTACGTTTCTGGGAATTTGGTAAGATGGTTTACCAAGAACTCCTTGGAGTTATGATGGATGAAGATTATGGTGACATTACTGA